GAATTTCACATTACAATATCAGGAGTAGACAAGAAAAAAGGAGCGGAAAGAATCGGATGCGTTGAACATTTTGACGTAGCGCAATTAAATAAAAAAAACGCAATCGGAGTTATGCAAGACATCGGGAGAAAGACATCTTATTACAATGAAGATGTAATACATACAATGGAAATAAATGGTGAGTATTTCACAACGGCGAGTAACATTGCCATGATAGATACTACTTATGAGTTAGGTATCACCGATGAGTATTACAATGTATTAAAAAATTATTTTGATATTTCCGCAATTTGCTATTGACATAATTAGAAATTCATGCTATAGTATATATAGAAAGAGAAAAGGAGAGAACAACAATGAATAAAAAAGTCAAAAACGTATTAGAAACATTAAACGCAATTCTTAAAGAAAATGCTGGAAAGAGAATTTCAATAGTAGATGGGGGAGACATCCTTAAATTTAATAATTACGGATACTATGTTACACTATACAAAGGCAAAGTAGTTCTTTGCGATAATATAGGCAAACCATTAAAAGTGATTATATCAGACAACGATAAAGAAGCATTATTATTTATTAAAGCTGGTAATACAGATTATTGCGTTACAATAATGGATATAGAAAGCGAAACTATTTCAATTACATTATAAAGTCGAAACTTGGCGAGTGTGCTCGAACCTTTTAACCTTACCCAACGATTACCCCGTGATGCTTCATCGTGTTTAGCCATTCACAGATGAACTCCTTTCAAAAATCTCCACTCGCCAAGTCTACCGGAAACAGGCGATCCGGTACTGATGAGACAGCCTAAATAGAATTACATTCGTGTCAAGAAAAACAGGAAAGGAGGAAACAGAAATGAAAAGAAGTGATTATTATTTCACACGTTCCATTACAACTGGTTATGTTTATGGAATTTATCAAAAGATCGACGGCCAGCTCGTCAAAGAGGGAGACGTTACAACGTCTACTATGATTCGCTCAAACAAAACAATGGAGAGCGTCATCACAGAATACTTTAAATCCCTTGGAGAGATTTTAGAGGATGTAAAAAAATATGTATGCGTATTGGATCATACAAATACATCCGTATACGGAATCAAGACAGAAGAAGATTTCTTAAAAGTAGCAGAAAAAATTGAAGAATAAAAAAGGAGAGAACTAAACTATGTATAATGTAAATTTTGTAAGTGATGATATTGTATCAGCAATGGGATATGCTGTACCATTCAAAGAGATGGCAGGAAAAACGATTACAGCCGTAGGCGCTTGCATCATGGACGTAGACAACAATGAAATTACATTCATTAAAGGAGATGATGGCGAATACTACAGCGGATCATCTGAGCCAGTCCGCAAATCCATGAAAGCGCTGTTAAAAATGTTTACGGAAGAAATGGAAAATGGACTGAAAAAACCTCAGGATTTCAAATATACAGTTGAATTCGATCAGGGCGGTTCAGGAACAAGAAAATATATCATTGCGAAATGCAAGAAGTGTTAATAAATAGAAAGAGGGAGTTTCACTCCCTCTTTAAAAAAATAGAAAAGAGGTACTTTACATGACACATTTTTCTTTTATAACAACTTATATCTACCCATTCATAGGAATCATTTTATTAGCAGTTTCACTATTCGGGCTTTTCCTACTAGTGGAGCTGGTTCTTTATTTATCATTAGAAGCACTGCGATATATCATAAGGAAGGCGAAGCGTTATGGCAGACGTAAAAAGAAAAGAAGATTACATAGACGTAAGTAAATATTACGACTACGAGCGCATATTAAGTCAAAAAGATTCAGAAGGCCTTGTCCCATCCACATACATGATAGACACAAATCGAGGTGACGGGAAAACGACATCTTTTCTGATCGATGCTCTTCTACGCTTCTATAATAACTCATACGAAACGGTATATCTGTTCAGAGAAAAACAAGAATGTAAAATGGTTCCTTATATGTTCGAAGATGTGTTCAACACTTATCCAGAACTTTCAGGGGAGTTCAAGCGAGAGGAAATAGCTGATGGAATTATACAGCGTTATACATTAAATGGGAAGCCATTCGCTTTAGGTGTATGTTTAAAAGATGAGGATAAAATAAAAAGAATATCCGGCTTATTCTTTAACGCAACAAGAGCGATTTTCGAAGAGTTTCAGACAGAAAGCGGAAAATATCTAACTAATGAAGCTGTAAAACTCCAATCTATCTTTACATCTATGAACCGTGGAGGTGGGAAGCGAGACCGAAACATGAAACTAATCATGCTAGGAAACCACATTTCCTTATTAAACCCCCACTATGTCATGAGGGGAATTCATAAAAAGTGGAACCCAAGTCAGAGATATTACAGGGGAAAAGGCTGGGTGACAGAAATACATTACAATCAGTCAGCGGCAGAAGAAATCCAGAATTCCGCTATGTTCCGTTCTTTCGTTGACGAGAACGGCTCCAATCGTTACGGGAACATGATTTCCGGCGACAACTATTTATTTGAGGCGGGAACTTTTATTGAACAACCCGTCGGGCGTTCTCATTATTTATGTACATTGAAGCATAACAATGAATATTTTGGGGTATGGGAGTACTATCAGCAGGGCGTACTATACGTTTCACGGAAAACCGCTAAATACGAACAAGTTATCATTACATTCAACGCTGGCGATCATTCCACCAATACCATGATGTTAAACCGTTATTCCTTCCAATTTAAACTATTTAAAAAAGCGTTTGAGGGAGGCTATCTCTATTTTGAGGATGACAGAAGTAAAATTGCTATTTTTGACATTTTGGGCTTGACGTTATACCAATAATATGCTATATTAATCATAGGAACACAATCCATGCGATAGCGCAAAAATAAAAGACCGAGCCTTAAATGGAAGTCGTTAAGGGAGGGTGGTTCCTCTAGTCATGGAATAGTTCTCGAAACTGCCTGTTACGATACTTTCTCAAGAATGTATTGTAACAGGCTTTTTCTTTTATGCGCTATCAAAAAAACGCAAAGGAGGTGGCCTTTATGCTAGGAACTCTTCTTACCACATCTTCGGACGTTGAAATCATTCAGAGGCTTGTCGAGAATTTAGGCGTTCCAGTAGTTATCATTATTGCGATGGGTGCCTTTATCTGGTTTATGTACACGCAAAACCGGGAAGATCGCATCGACAGTGAAGAACGCTGGCAAGAACTATTACTGGATGAGCAAGAACGTCATCAAGAGGAAATGAAGCAGTTCACAGAAGCGCTGAACAATAACACGGTAGCGCTTACAAAACTTACTACACTATTAGGGGGTGAGAAAGATGAGCCTGAACGGAATTGACATTTCCCATCACCAAGGAGAAGCAGGAATGACCGTTTCCATTTTTGAAAAAATGTCTTTTGACTTTGCCATTATGAAAGCGACAGACGGCACAAGATTTGTAGACGCATGGTGCGACAAATATTATCAATCGGCAAAGAAAAGAGGAAAACTCCTTGGAGTATACCATTACGCAAATGGAACAAATGCGGAAAAAGAAGTCGATTATTTTCTCACGCACTGTAAAAACTATGTGGGAGAAGCGCTCATTGCCCTAGATTGGGAGAAATCCTATAACCAGTCATTCGATAATCCAAACTGGGCGAAACAATGGTTAGACATCTTCTATGAAAAAACAGGCATTCGCCCTCTCATCTACATGAGTGATAGCGTAACTGAGGCGCATAACTGGTCGGACGTAGCCAAAAATTATGGGCTATGGATTGCCCAATACCCCGACGATTCCATCGTCCATGGGTATCAATCAAATCCATGGCGTGACGGAGACGGCCAAGGAGCGTTCGCTATCACAGCGATACACCAATACACCGCATCCGGGCGCATATCCCCGTGGACAGGAAACCTAGACTTAGATATCGCCTATATGTCAAAAGAAGCATGGGGGAAATACGCAAAAGGAAACGGCACTTACAAGCCTGACAGCGCCGGAGGCGCTGGAAGCACTGGCGACAACTCCACAAGTGGAGATAACACTTCACTCGATTCCCTTGTAGGAAAAGAGATTACAGTAAAGGTCACAGGAGTGAAGTGAAGTCCAGTCCAGTCCTGTGCTTTCCACTCCACACCACTCCACTACACATGCGGTTGAGTTAGCGAATGCGAGCGGAGCGAGTATGAGCTTACATGCTGTTGAGTTGGTGAGTGCGTAGCACGAGCCTACTAACAGCGGTGCTCTTGGAGCACTAACCACGGTGCCGACATCCGGCGTAGCCGGATTAGGTACTGATTGCGAATTTCCTTGTAACTAGTAAACCAATATTTTCATAACTGCATTTGTCTACAAGTTCGTTCATATGTTCTTGACTTAGCGAGTGCGTAGCACGAGTTTACATGCTGTTGAGTTGGTGAGTGCGGAGCACGAACCTACTAACAGCGGTGCCCTTTAGGACAGTAAGAACGATACCGCTTTCGGTATTAAAATTTATCTACAGGAGGTTTCGTATATGGCATGGATCGTAGCTGAATCAAGACCGCTGAATAGCGAAGAAATGAGGAATAACGCTCAAGAGCAAGCGAATTATATGATTAATTTCGGTTTTACTGCCAACGCAATCTCCGCTATTTTGGGAAATGAGCAATCAGAATCAACAATTAATCCCGGTAGATGGCAAAGCGACATTGTCGGAAATATGTCAGGCGGTTTCGGACTTGTTCAATGGACCCCGGCGACAAATATTATTAATTGGTTGACTGCCCGTGGACTGCCTAGGACAGACGGTAACGGACAATGTTTGTGGCTTGCTACGGAAAGCGGGAACGGCCAGTGGATTCCTACTGGCGCTTATCCGCTTTCTTGGGATGAGTTCAAGAACTCAAAGCAGTCCCCGGAATATTTGGCAAGGGCGTTTCTCTACAATTTTGAACGTCCTGCCGATCCGGCAGCCACAGCGGCGGCGAGAGCTAGACAAGCCCTAAACTGGTTCAATACTCTCGATTGGAGCGGGGCAGGGTGAATCTATACCGCTCGCCTCAGCTCTGAGGGAATAGAGGGTTCAAGATATTGGTACAGCTCTACAAACCCATTCTACCCTAACTATGGACTTCCGAACTGTACGTGTTACGCATGGGGACGCTTTTGGGAGATTTCCGTACAATCCGGGGATGAACATGTGCCGCATCTTCCTACTGGAAATGGCGGTGAATGGTGGGGAGCTGTTTCTGGGTATGAAACAGGTCAGACGCCAGCGCTGGGAGCGGTTGCTTGTTTTGCAGAAGCAGGAAGCTTCGGTCATGTGGCAATCGTGGAACAAATTACGGAATGGGGATTTCGAAGTAGTAACTCAGGATATCCAAGCAGTTTTTTCTTTACAGATGAGCATAGAAAAGATAACGGCTATCTTGGAACATGGATGACAAATGGAAGATGGAGTTTTCAGGGATTTATTTATAATCCTTATGCCTGCCAATCCGTGACACCGCAACCGCCGGAAGATAGCGGAGGATCAAAGTTATGGATGTATTGCGGACGAGTTTTTTAAGGAGGTGAATATCATGGCAGTTACAAAAGAACGACTGAATGAGATTTTTAATAAAATGACAGCCGATCAGGAGCTTACACCTGAATACATGGATGAGCTGACAGCGTATCAAGCAGAGATTTTGGGAGATCCAGACGATCAGATTGATGATACTGAAATCAAAGAAGTTCGTGAACGTGTTTCCACATTGGAAAAAGAAAACAGCGATTTGAAAGCTGAAATTAGAAAACGGTTTTTCGCTGTAGCAGAGGACGCACAAGATGTAGACGGCGCAGAGGATACAGAGGAAGACGAAGAGGAAGAAACAGTGGATTATTTCACTGAGTAGAAGGAGGTATTATAAATGATTACTCAGCCATTAATGAAAGATGGAAGTACTGGCATTAAAAACTCACCTACGGCAATGGCGGCAATGGTGAATGATGTCATTGAAAAAAGTGACGTATTAAAAAACGCATTAGGAGACACGAGGGCAGACGGAGAAGACCCGTCTTCTCTTCGCCGGATTGGGCAGGTGCTTGACAGCTTGCCGAAGTATAGAAACGCCTTCCAAGTTGGCTTATGGAATATGGTAGGCATGATCCTTGTCAACAATATGTATTGGAAAAATGATGAGTGGGTTCGCAAAACGCTAAAAGGAACCTTGGAAGTGGGAGATTCTATCGAGGATATTTGGGTAGAAGTTGCTACGCCTGAGCAGTATGACGCAAATGGAGCTTCTACACTGACAGACTTCAAGAAAGCGGATATTCTTTCCAGATTCCACGTTCTGAATTACCAGAAGAAATACCAGAGGACAGTAAGCCGGAAAGATTTTAGACAGGCTTTCTTTAGCTTCTCAGGAGTTTATGATTTGGTAATGCGGATTGTAGACACCATGTACAACGGAGCTAGATGGGATTATTTCCTCGCATGCAAATATCTTCTCGCACGTAAAATCAATGATGGTGTTATGAAAGTGGCTACCGTTGAGGATTTAACAAACACTGAAAATATTCAGGATTTTCTCATTCAGGTTCAGAGTGTATCAAACGATATGGAATTCCCGGACGAGGAAATGACAGAGGCAGGAAATATTAATTCTACAGCGAAAACAGACCAGCTATTTATTCCAAGAAATGACGTACAGGCAAAAGTAGGAGTAAAAGCTCTTGCGAATGCATTTAATCTGGAATACGCTGAATACAGAGGCGTAGAATTAAAGATTAATAAATTCCAGTTTACGCCTACAGAAGAAAAAAGACTTGCGATTCTATTTGCGAATGATCCGGGATACGTTCCGCTGTCAGAAACGGAAAAAACAGCTCTTAATAGCGTATTCGCTGTGCATCTTGACAAAGATTGGTTCTTCTGTATGAACTATCTGTTTGAGTTCTATGAATTCGAAGATCCATCTACACTAAAAGAAAACTTCTTCTTGCATGATTGGAAAGTGATTTCTTACAGCCCGTTTAGAAACGCTGTTGTTTATACAACACAATCTCCGACTATCACGAGTGTAACGGTTACTCCGGATACTGCAAGCGTTGGAAAAGGCGCACAGTTGCAGTTATCCGCTGAGGTGGTAGCCACAGGCTTTGCAAGCAAGAAAGTTTCTTGGAATGTAGAGGGCGCAAATAGTGATGAGACTACAATTACACCAAATGGACTTTTAGTTGTGGGAAGCGATGAGACCGCCGCCAGTCTTACTGTAAAGGCAATTTCTCTCGCTGATTCTTCGAAGAGTGGCTCCGCAACAATTACCGTACCATCGGTATAAATTTATAAGCAAGGCTGGAAAAAGAAAAAGTCCAGCCTTGCAACAGTAAGGAGGAAACAATATGCCAGTCGTAACGCCTACAAACCAATTAAAATTATTGCGTGGAGTAAGATTGTCAGTAGATGATCGTTATACGATTTACTGGAGTAGTAAAGCGGCGCAACAAAGTTATTTTTCCTCAAAGGCAGTTCATAGCGAAGGCAATTTAACGTATTTATACGTTGGAGAAAACACGCTGGAAATTGATGGATGCTCAGAAGATTACACGGATGTAAACTATATGATGTTTCAGAATAGTCAGTTTGGTGATCGCTGGTACTATGCATACATTACGTCTATTGAATTTGATTCCCCAGAAAGTGCTGTAGTGAAGTTTGAGCTTGATTATTGGCAGACATACTTCTTCGACTTGCAAAACAACGCTTGTATGGTGCTGAGAGAGCATGTAAGTAATGATGCGATAGGGGCGCATATTAAAGCGGAGCCTGTAGATACGGGATTTCCTGTTATCAGCAATTTAGTATATGATGATATTATGGAGCAACCAGCATTAATTTTAGCCAGCTCCTTTGACCCAACGTCTGAGGGATATGATGACGTAGAAGGCGGCGTATATGGGGGTATTTATTCCGGTGTGAAGCTTACTTCGTACAGTATGTACGATAGCAGTAAAATTGATGATTTGAATACGGTATTAAAAGGAGCCGCCGCTAATAACAAAGCGAGCGGGATTGTAGATTTATTTGTATTCCCAGAAGCGTATTTTACAACAAAGAACGCTCCTGTATCAAAAGAAAAATCATACCCAAAATATTACGGCTCATTCGATGGATACACCCCACATAATAATAAACTTTATGTATATCCTTACAATTACATGGTTCTTTCCACTACAAACGGAGTGCAGAAAGAACTTCGCTTCGAATTATTCGGAGGTGATACTTGCGATTTTCTGTTTTTCGGTAGCCCTTACAACACTCCGCAAATTATAGCGGCACCCATGAATTATAACAATACTGGCGCTACGGATACGGCCGTCAATTTAACGGAATCCGTAGTATTGGAGGGCTTCCCACATTGCTGTTATAATATTGACAGCTTTAAAGCGTACATTGCGCAAAATGGCGGTTCTATGGCAATCGGTATGTTGTCTAACGCTTTCGCAATCGGCGCTGGCGCTGTGGGGGGTGTTGCAGGATTTGGAGCTGTTTCCGCTGGTATTAGCGGAATGGCGGGGAATGTAAATAATCTTCTTGTACAGGCGAACAAGCCACCTCAGACGAGAGGATCGGCAAGCGGTGGAGCGCTGGCGGCGTACAGAAGATTGGATTTCATGTTATATACACTAAAGTGCCCAAGGGAATATGCAGAGAGTATAGATGAGTATTTTGATGTATATGGATATGAGGTAGATGAGGTAAAAGTACCTAATTTCACAGGGAGAACAAATGTAAATTATGTAAAAGTGGCAAAGAGTACATTGACTGGATTCATTCCAAGCCAGTATTTGACGAAAATGAAATCGGATTTGGAAACTGGAATGTGGTTCTGGCAAAACGCTGAAAATGTAGGCAAGTTTAATTTAGCCAATGGTATCGTATGATGCTATAGTATGGCGCTATTACGCAATATAACAGGAGGTGAAGAAATGGGAAAGAAAAGAATACGAAAATCCGCTTGCGGTGCGTCAAACGATATAGAGGCCATCATGCAAGAACTTACAGCTAGAACAGAAATATATTGGTTAAATAGGATGCTGAATATTATGGTCGCTCGTATCCAGTGGAATAACTTACCGAAAGAAATCGATGAGCGATATTTAGAGTGGATATTGAACACGGGAGGAATAGGCGTTGGATTCCGTTATGAAAGCGAATTGTGCTTTATGAAATCCGCTTTGGGAGGCGATTTCGATATCTATAATGTTCCTAAAATGCGAGAGGCTTATGCGGTTGAGGGTGTGCACGTTGAATTAGACGAGACAAATAGTGTTATCTGTTTTAATAATTTAACGAGAAGCAATAATATGAATGAGTTGTTCATGTTTTCCGACCGTATGAGAAACATGAATATGATTAGAGATATGAATATTGACCTACAGAGAATGAGCGGTATTATTTATTGCGACGAAACACAACGCCTAAGTATTCTAAATTGGCTGAAAAATATGTGGAATTATGTCCCATTTACAGTAGGAAGAGGCAAGACAAGAATGGATGATCGAATGAGAATTGAATCCATTAGACCTGATATTCCTATTGTGTTCGACAAACTGACAGATGTGCAAAAGAGTGTTTGGAATGAGTTTTTGACTTGGGCTGGAATCAATAATAATAATATTGACAAGCGTGAGCGTGTAAGCAATTCAGAAGTACTGGCTAATAATGAAGAAATCATTATAGCGAGAGAAAGCGCTTTGATTCCTAGAAGGCAATTCGCTGAAAAGTTTAATGATATGTTTGGAACAAATATTGAACCAATGTGGAGATGCACTATGAATCTGAGTGATATCTTCTTAAATGGTGAAAAAGGAGGTGGGATATATGGCTTTAGCGACTCAGACGATTCACGATCTCAGGAAGAAAGGATGGGACTTCGGTCTGAAAGATTATCCGATCTGGAATGAGGAATATAGAGATACTTTAAACGCAAAGCTGTTAAATGAGTATGAGTTTGAGGAAATCGGACAGGAAACGCCTGATATGTTCACTTTCTATTTGAATAGAGCGATGGCTAAAATTATGCCTTATTACGTTCAGTTATACCAGACCACAACATTACAATTAGATATATTGAATCAATATGATTTTAAGGAAGAAGAGGATAGTGACTATACGGATACGAAAGAAATTAAAGATAACATTGATAAACAAACCAGCAATAATATACATTCCCAGTCAACGGCTAATGTAACATCAAGTGGAACTGATACAAGCATTACAAGCAGACCGCCGCAAAGCCAAATTAATATTGGGAATATCAAAAGTGGAGTATATGCCAGGGATGGTAGTTTTGGAGAAAGCGAGAGTAGAAATGATACAACAGATACATCAACAACGACAAATGGAGGAACGGAAATCCAAGACAATACTAGAAATGATAAAGGAACGGGGTTTGAACACAAAGGCAGAACTAAAACCGGACGTGATAAGCCCGTGGCTGAACTTATTCAGCAAGCAAGAGAAACGCTGATTAATATTGATAGAGAGATTATCGAAAATGAAGAAATCAGTAAGTTATTTTATATGTGGTATATTTGAAAGATATTAAACATAATGGAGGTGTATATATGTCTTGTCTCAATAATTATAACTTGGATGTGATACTCAACCAACTGAACTGCTGGTGTTTGCAGTGGAGAGGTAAGATTGCGACTGTATTTCCGAGTGGAATGACCCAAATTGAACAAATTCAAGAACTTTTCACGGCTGTTAAAAGCACGATCGAAAGTCAAGTTAATGTTATAGAATGTTTTAAAGAGCTATATTCATTTGTGCATGATTTTCTTACAGACGAGCGTTTTAAAGAAGAAGTGACAAAGTGGCTTGAATCTGCCTATAACGATGGAAGGCTACTAACGCTAATACAATCTGCTTTCCCAGAATATAGGCAACTTCTGTCTTTATATAAATACCCAAATATTTATATAGATAATGAGAGTTACGAAGGACTAGAGGGACTAACCGGAGAAACTTGTTTAATGAACTATAATATCAATGATATGTATTCATTATATGATGCTATGCTTCAAGAAAATGTATTCACAAAAGATATTATAGGCTATGGAGGAAACAGCGAGGGTGAACAAGATTCTTCGCTCCCTATATATAAATATTCATATAGAGGACTTCTAACAGAAAATAATGGAATCAGAAAGCCAAAGCTTGTAGTTATGACTTCTGGATTACATGGAAATGAAAAAATAGGGGCATATTGTCTATACAAGTTCGTGGAAAAAGGAATGGCGCAAAAAGCAGGAAAGCTTGTAAATGATTTTTGGAGTAAACACGATTTTGATATAATTCCTATATGCAATCCATTTGGTTTCAACAACTGCATTAATTCCAGTGAAGAAGAAGCAAATAATAATAAAGGAAGGCTAAACGCAAGAAATGTGGATTTAAATAGAAATTTCGCTAGCGGTTGGTCTGCCTCAACTCCAAATTCAGGATCTGCCGCTGAAAGTGAAATTGAAACTAAAGCAATTACAAATTACTTTAAAAGCCTCGACCCAAATAACGTTCTTGCGTATTCTGATTGGCACGCTTCTTTTAATGATACAAACTATGATACTACTACTCAAGTATATTTCCAAAGTACAAGCGTGTTAAATAATAATGTAGATTTGATAAACAAAGTTGTGAGGATGACATCTAAACAACTAGCCGAGCAATTCGATATTTTATTAAATAATCAGTATATAAATGTTTCTGGAAATCTATTTATGCCGACAAGTGGGAGTATGATAGGCGAGTTCGCATTTGTGTTAAATAAATATAGCAATTTATTCATTTTTGAGGGCGGTAAAAGATGGTATGATGTGCTCACAAAAAAATTTATTTACAACAAAGACAAAAACTTTATCGCAATGAGCGAAAATGCGTTCACTATAATGAGTAATATAACAGAATTCATAAAAGACGATAATGCAGGAATATATAATAATATAAAAGAAAACTGGGTTAATGGCGATAATGAAATCGGAAACAGTTATAATGATTATAGAAAAACAAGTTACGCTATATTGTCACAGGATATTTACGATTTACCAGCTTTTAAGAAATTTAAATTTTATGTCAATAAAGAGGGGTATAAAGTTCGAATATTATACCTAAATAATGACAATACTATAAATGGCGATAGTGGATGGAAAGATTATGTAGAATCTACTCCAAGCATTGACAATAAGTGCATACTTGTTGTTAGAAAGCAGAATTCACAATATATAGCGCCTTTTATGATAAATGAAGTGTTCACGCCTATATTTGAACATGAAGAAAATAGTAGTAGTATTTACACTATCGGTCTGAAATCCAACTACGGAACTATAGCATATGATGACATTTTCATTAGTGGGAGAATAGCGGTAATACAGTTTGGTATTACTACTAATAAAGAAATTCCTGCTAATACTAAATTTATAACAAATATGCCAAACAACTATAGAGCTAATTCAAGCGGCGCTTTTGTAGATTTGATATCAGATAATACTAGTTCTCCAAAAACTTACAAGGCTTATTACTCAGGAAGTGGAACGCTTAGTAACGTGGAAGTTATACCAAATTCAGCCACAATTAGAGGAACTATTGTATATTTATTACAGTGATCAAAAGTATGTTCGAGTGCCCCCTCCGTCCGTCGCCAGCGGACTCCGGGGGTATTTTTGTTCGCTCGCGGACATCCCGCCGAATTTGT